ACTGTATTTCTCTGCCTGTTCCATTTAAATAAGCTGTCCAAGCATACGCTACATCTTCACTCCCTGCTGTAACATCTCGCATTCTAGCTGTAAGATTAAGAAAATCATGCTCATCTCCGTCAGAATTTTCACTAGTCCAATCTATAGCACCTATTAAATCATCATCTGCGGGTGAAGCTGAGTTTCTACGAAGTTTTAATATCGGCCCTGCATTAGCATCAGCATCAGTAGAAACAAGAGTAAGTTGTGCAGTATTATCAGCCGTTGTAATTGTAGCGTTGCCAACCACATCCAAAGCAGTTGCAGGACTCGCGGTTCCTATACCCACTCGATTGTTTGTGCTATCGACTACGAGCGTGGTTGTATCTACGACAAGCTCTGGCGCTCCGCCGTCTGCTATGAAGTCTCCTAAGTCTCTTGCTCTAGTCATTTTTTAACCTTTCTTAAACAGGCGGATCATAATTTATAACTTTAACTTGTCCTGGGTCATTGCCGCTTCCACTTAAAGTAAGTTTGGCTCTAAACTGTGCATTTGAAGCAACATTCATTACAGTCAGATAAGCACCATTGCTATCATAATTAGTAACATACATTTTATCATTAGTATCGTCTAAAACACCATATTGAGGTGAGTTTAAATAAGTAGTTCCACCAGTTGTTTGTCTTACATAAGTCGGATTATTAATGTCACTAACATTAATGGTTACAAGTTTATGAGAGTTTGCTTGACTCATATTGTATAAGTAGTCTCTGCTCCTGTGAAATATATTTACTTTAGCACCATCTAAACTCCCAGACTTAGTAAAACTATTTGCATTAGCAATTTGATCTGTATATTGACCTGAAGTAAATCCCTCTTTTAAAAGTATTTGTTCTTGAGAGGTACTTGAAATAGCAATAAAAACATTATCACCGTTACCACTAGGTGCGATACCAAGACCTCCATACCCTGAAGAAATATCTTGGTCATCTCTATCTTGTACTGATGATCCATCCCATTCTAATAATTGTAATTTACCAGGACTACCATTAGAGTTTGAATATGCAAAACCTGTATCTGGATCAACAGAAATGTCAAATTGACCTGCGTTAGTGCCTCCCATACTTCTATTTCCAAGAAGACTAAAACTAGCTTGATTGGATACATTTATCACATAAACTTGGTTTTCACCTGCAACCCAAAGCCTACTATTTGTAACGTCAATATCACAAGCAAACAAAGGATCTCCTGAACCTACATTAAGTGTGCTACCTAAAGACATACTTTTAGGATTAGATACATCTATAACACCAACACGCCTTGTTGAGTTTCTTGTAGAAAAATATATTCTTTTGTTAGTTTGGTCTGCTGCAATTCCAGAAACACCATTAAATGTGCCGCCACTAATTGTATCAATCTCTACTGGATTGTTTGGATCACTTACGTCAATAGCATGTATTGTATCAATCTCTTGATTTGCTACAAATGCAACCGATGTAATAGGGGTTCCAAATGAACCACCAAGTAACGCCATCATAACTCCAGACATTAACTTACATTCCCTGATAACACGCAGACAGTTCCGCTAATAAATAGTATTGTACAGACCCCTCTAGTGGCAAGCGTCACGCTGTTTTTATCAGAGTCCTCACCTGCAAGATACGCAGTTGAAATAGATAGAGTAATAGTACGATCACCAGATGTATTGTTGAATATAGAAATCGCATCTCCTGCTGAAAAGGTACTGTTTGGTACGGTTATAGATCCACCTGATCCAATGCCTATAAAGTTTCCTACGTCACCAGTGGTCAATGTATAACTAGATGTTTTGTCAGAACCAGACTGAGGGATGGCTCTTATCTTACCGTCACCATCATTTACAGTTCCACTGAAAGTTGGGGATGCAAGAGGAGCTTTAGCGTCTAATTGTGTTTGTATTGCAGAAGTTACCCCATCAACATAATTAAGCTCTGTTTCCGTAGCCGTGACATTTTTTATACCAAAGTCTAAAAGTATTTTGGTAGTGCTTATGGCTTTACCTAATCTACGCCCAGTGTTGCTTGTAGTAAGAGAACCATTGTCAGCTACAAAATAATTAGTTCCTATTGAAAGACTAGATTGACTTTCATTAATACCACCTTCAATGGTTATTTTACCTGTAGCACTATTACTAATAGCTGCTTCTGCAATACCAATATAGTTATCTGCATCTGTAGTTGTAGTAACGTCTGATATTACAATTGCCTTACCATTGTCTCCGTTATCATCATCAGCAACAGCTAATACAAACTTTTTATTTGCAGTATCGTATACAAGACCATGAGAAGAAATAAGGGATGCCATGGGGATGTTAGTTGAGACTTCAGCTTGAAGACTACCAAGCGTTGTGCCTGAAATAGTACCTCTTATTAGTTTTACTTTATTACTATCGTTATTGTCTCTAAAAGATATTAGAACAGTGTTTGTAATAGTAGAAAACGCTAAACCAAAGTTTTCATCGCCATTTGATGATTGAGCATTAACAGTTACTTCATTACCATAGCTTACACTTGTGCCACTAATTGTTGCTACTCTAGAGATAGTATTTTCGTTACCACCACCGCCTACTCTGTATACAAGTAATATTTTTTGAGCATTTGAATCATATACTGTTTGCATCCCTGAACAGCTTTGTGAGGTAAAAGATACAACACTTCCAAAGGTTATACTTGTACCCGAAACTGTACCGACATAGGAAGGATAAGGAGAGGATGTTCTGTACCCCAAAAGAACTTTTCCTGCATTTACGTCATATCCGCACCAAACATTAGTACCACTAGTAGCGTTTGCAATTGCTCTTGACCCAAAGGAGATACTTGTACCCGAAACCGTCCCGACAATAGCGTTAAGGCCACGATTTGTTACTACACTATTATTCCAAACTATTACTACTTTGCCATTAACACTGTCATACACAGCATCAATATAAGTAACCAAAGGTGAGCTAGAATTTTCAAATTCAACAACTGAGCCAAAGGAGATACTCGTACCAGAAACTGTACCAACAGCGGCCTGACCATGCTCTTCTTGTCCACTAATGTATTCTGCCCAAACAAATACATGTTTATCGTTTGTCGTGTCATAAACAATCTTCATGTATTTACCAGAGTTTACAGACTGTATTTGTACAGCCGAACCAAAGGTAATACTCGTACCAGAAACCGTTCCCACAATAGCATAGGGATAGCCATCGGTATCACTTCTCCACCCTATAACTATTTTTCCAGTATCGGGATCATATGAAGAAGCTATAGCTCTAACATCTACGGCAGCATAGGTTGCAGCAGTACCAAGTGCGACAGGATTTAGTACAGCATCTGAAGTTGCAACTGTGCCGACAGTACCATCTGATTTTAAAACAACAACATCACCATTGCTTATAGCACCAGTAGCTACAAAGTCTGCACTTCCACCACCTGTAGGATCTGCCCAAGAAATTGCGCTGCTTGAACCACCTGACGTAATAACTTGTCCCGCTGTTCCGTAATTCGCTCCGCCTATACCAATCTGTCCTGAAGAGCCGACACGCACTCTTTCATTGCCATCTGTTTCTATAGCAAACGTATCAACCGCAGGGAAACGTATCGCAGTGTTTGTATCTCCACTGTGAACAATCTTATCGGCAATTGTTACATCACCGCTAAACGTACTTGTTGTACCAGTAAGGTCTCCTGATAGCGTTCCGCCTGTAAGCTGTAGGTATCGTGCATCTGATTGAGTTTGCGTATAGACGTTTGCTACAGTCTGTGTTGCATATGCAACAACATCAACGGTATCTCCAACGGCTGCGCCAGACGCAAGGACAATTGAAGTCCCGTTTGTGGCTGTGAAATCTGCTGCTGAAAGTTTAGATCCGTTCAAAAATACTTCTGCAAACCCCACAGTATATGAGACTGAAAAGGTTGTTTGGTTAGCTGTTGCGGTAAAAACCGTAGTCGTAAAAGTTGTTGGCTGTATATCCGCAGCTATCGCTGTGATAAATACAATAGCATCTCCAGATAGATTTATCGCATTGTCACTGTTGCTACTTTCAGAAACAACCCTAGTAAGAGTTGTCCCTGAAGCAGTAAAAACACCTGAACCTAGCTCAAAGCTACTTGTGCCGTCTTCTATACAGTACCTGACTGTATCTCCATCGGCTACTCCTGCTGCGGTAAAAGTTTGGAAACCGTCAACCGCTGAACCCAAAGTGATTGTGCCTGTACCCGTGGTTGAGGTTGTCATCTTGGCACGATTGACCAGTTTTACCATAGCGGCACTCCAAACTTAGTTGTTATGCAATACGAATGATTGCGTTACTTGCATCTGCTGTTGGGAACACGATCTGAAAATCCCCAGAGGTCGATGATTTGTTAGAGCCAAAATCAAGAACAACTACGCTTGGATCTCCTGATGCACTATCGTTATAGATCAATGCGCCACGAGCCGTAATTGTTGCAGATGTAAACGTAAGATCCGCAAAGTCAGTCAAAGCTGTAGTTCCTGATGTTGTTGGTGTTACGTTTGTAAGAGAACCACCACCCGCAGAATACGTTCCAGACGCACCGACTTCGTTAGAAGTAGTATACGCTGTAGTCGCTGCGTTGAAAGAAGCACTGTTATCATACAAAGCTAGTTTAAAAGTATTACCACTTGAATTGGTAAAGTTGTGTGTTGCAGTCATCAATTCTTTCTTGAATGATGTGCACATAAAGTTGCCGCTAAATGCCATTTTACAATCTCCTTATAAGCTCGGCTAGTTCAGGATGACCTGCGTCCTTGAGCGCATTATACACAGTTGTACGGTCACTGTGAATAGCTTGTCTCATATAGTAGGCCACCAATTTCTCCAGATGCTTAGAGAAGGCATGAGCCTGATCCCTGATTGCTGGATGCGCTGAGTCCGACACTGCGATAATTTTTTCCACGCATTGTGCAGACAATTCATCAGGAGTCAAACCCCTGTTATTAGTTGTGTTTATCTGTACTAAAGATTCGTCTTTAGGAACGCTTACATCTATCTTAAACATTATTGTTTAGCCCTAATTACTTTTCCAGTTCGATATTCATCTGTTGTTTCTTTTGCTTCGCCAAGCATCTTAATACCAACAATGGATTCTTCAAAGCGTTTATTATACGTTGCCATCATGTCCTGATCTCCCTTCATGTAAATATACGCTTCTATCATTGCCCCATACAATAATGCCATTTCAGCGTTTTCACTTAACCACGTTGTTGAGCTATCTGATAACTCTGTAATACTTTGCGGTCTATAAAAGTAATGAAGCTCTGCTGTAAATGCTGCATTTGGCGTGGGTGCCAATAAAAAGTTATCAACATCAAATACACAGTAATATCTAGGAGATCCTGTTGTAGTTGGATCTGGTGTATATTGTTGAAGAAAACTAGGATCTTTAAAATCTAGAAAAAACTTATCACCATCGGAACCTGTCATACTCATAGAAAATGGTGCCAAAAAATCAGATGGAACTTTAATATATTGTATAGATGCACTAGTTTGTGCATTTGCATTTTTACGAAATAAACTAAGTTGTACGTTTTTAAGAATACGTTCTTCTGAAAGTCTAATGAACAGTGGTATATTGTTCACAAAACTTGTTTCTTCATATTCTGCGTATTCTTTTATGGCATCTTTTAATTGTAAATATGTAAAGCTCATTTTATCACACTATTGTTATGTTTCCAACCATACTACCATGATTTGTGCATTGATACACTAATGATGTGTCACTAGGCTCATGTGGCACAATAAATTGTGTCAATCCCGTAGTAGAATTAAAATTTTCCGTTACTCCTGTGGTAAATGCAGAACCTCCCGCAGAGGTTCTAATTTGTAGAGGATGACTTCCTACGTTAGATGTATTATCTATGAGATAAGTATGACCTTTGTAAAAAGTAAAATTTGGATTGTCTCCAGAGGTAGCACCAGGACCAGTAAAAGTATACGCAGATGAGCCGTTTGTCCCTGTTGTATATTTAGTTACAGGGCCAGTTGTTTCATCATTAACTCGAATCCACGCCCCACCGTGCGCAAAATACAGTCCCCCAGTCGCATGCACATGCGCCACAGCGCCATGATATGTCGATGCGCTTGGTAAATCACTTAATGCACTGTAATAAAATACAATTTTATTTGCGCCAGAGCTTACATCTATAACGCCATTAGAATCTATAAGGTCAGTAAGAGTTGAACCATTTCCAAGTGCCGCGTATATCTCTGTAAAGTTAGCGTTTATCTTGGTCGCGCCTGCGCGAAGGGTATCACCATTTCCATCGTTTGCGCTGCTTCCTATTCCTACACTTTGTAAAGCCATGTTCTATCCCTCGTCAAATGTGTCTGTAGTAGAGTCTAAAGTAATAGATGTACTGTCAAAACTTGGGGCGGTTACGGTAGGATTAACTGTAACAGATCCCACAAGAGCGTTAGCATTAACTCCAGACGGTGTAATATCATCATTGCCAGAATCAGAAGTTGTTATAGTAACATTGCCGACATTTCCATCTGCAACTAAATTATTCGTAGGTGTAATTCCAGGTATGTCTTTAAACCCAACAGGATCGTAGCCGTATTGTATGTCTCTTTGTTCATCTAAGTTCTGTTCTGGTCTTGGATCTCTTAATGCTTGAGGATCAGGGACTGCCCTAAGTGGCTGCAATTGTGGGTGTTTTTCTTCCCATTCATCTCTACCAACAAGTAAACCATTCCATTCCTTACGCATATCTTTTAACCGATATCTGAATCCAGATCGGTCTGATATGCCAAAAGCATGTTTTCCTGTTGCAAATTTAGACAATACGGTAGTTTCCTAAACTTGGTG